AACAGGCAGTTGAGTCTAATGTTGCTGAGTTAGAAGAGGCGACGTTTGGACGTGGTAAGTGGTTTGACGTTAGTGATAACTTTGGTGACACGGATAAGCAAGACGTACAGTTTCTACGTAACAAGCTTACAGAAGACTTTGAAAACTGTATGGTACGTAAGGCTGTTGCTGAATGCTTAATTAACTCAGCAGTGTTTGGTACAGGCATTGGTGAGATTGTTATTGAAGAAATGAAAGAAATGGTCCCTGCAACTCAACCTATTATGGGAGGTGATCTTCAGGCTGTTGGTGTAAACATTACTGAGCGTGTTGTTGTAAAGCTTAAACCTGTACTGCCTCAGAACTTTCTAATAGACCCTGTAGCAACATCTGTAGAAGACGCTATGGGTGTCGCTGTTGATGAGTTTGTTAGTAAGCATCATGTAGAACTACTACAAGAACAAGGCGTGTATAAGGATGTTTACGTTGGTAGCGCTGCTCCTGATACAGACCTAGAGCCTGACCAAGACCTTACTGTTTACAGCGACGATAAGGTACGTCTTACTAAGTACTATGGTTTAGTACCACGAGAGCTTCTAGATGCCGCTATGAGCGACGATACAGAAGAGCTGGTAGAAGAGGAAGGGTCTGAGTCAAAGTACGTAGAGGCCGTTGTAGTGATTGCTAACGGTGGTACACTACTAAAAGCCGAAGCCAATCCTTACATGATGGAAGATCGTCCTATTGTTGCATTTCCCTGGGATGTAGTACCCGGACGTTTCTGGGGTCGTGGTGTTTGCGAGAAAGGCTATAACAGTCAGAAAGCTCTTGACACTGAGTTACGTGCTCGTATTGATGCATTAAGTTTAACAATTCACCCAATGATGGCTATGGACGCTACGCGCTTACCTAGAGGGTCTAAACCAGAAGTAAGACCCGGTAAGATAATTTTAACAAGCGGAGACCCTCGTGAAGTACTTCAGCCTTTCAACTTTGGGCAAGTTAATCAAATCACTTTTGCTCAGGCCGGAGCCTTGCAGCAGATGGTACAGCAAGCAACAGGAGCCGTTGACTCAGCAGGAATTGCAGGTCAGGTTAACGGCGAGAGTACTGCCGCTGGTATTAGTATGTCTCTTGGCGCTATTATTAAACGTCATAAACGCACACTAATTAACTTTCAACAATCTTTCTTGATTCCTTTTGTTAAGAAAGCAGCGTATCGCTACATGCAGTTTGATCCAGAGAACTACCCTGTTGCTGATTACAAGTTTAATGCTAGCAGTACTCTTGGTATTATTGCAAGAGAATACGAAGTAACTCAGTTAGTGCAGTTGTTACAGACTATGGGCAAAGAGTCTCCGTTGTACAACACATTGATACAATCAGTTGTTGACAATATGAACTTGTCTAACCGTGAAGAATTACTTGCAGCTCTTGCTCAAGCTTCTCAGCCTAACCCTCAAGCACAGCAAATGCAACAACAAGCACAACAACTACAGATGCAGTTCCAGCAGTCACAAACTCAAGCGCTGTCTGCACAGGCTCAAGAGTCACAAGCGCGAGCTGCTAAGTTAGCTGCCGAAGCTGCTGTAGTTCCTCAAGAACTAGAAATAGATAAGATCAATGCTATCACTCGAAACCTTCGTGAAGGTGATGCTGAAGATAAAGAGTTTGAACGCCGTATGAAAGTGGCTGATACTCTCCTCAAAGAAAAAGCAATAGAAGGTAAGACTAATGTTAATAACGCAAAAAGAGATGCAGTCCCTGCTCGACCAAGTCAACGACCACTTCAAAGGGACGTTCCAGCGCCTCAAAGTCCTAGAGGACCAGCTGAACCAACTGGAAACCAAGGTGGAGGAATTATCTAATGCCAGCCAAGAAAGACCCAAGACTAGCACGAGCAGGAGTAAGCGGGTTCAACAAACCAAAGCGGACGCCTAACCATCCTAAGAAGTCTCATGTAGTTGTTGCTAAGGAAGGCGATAAAGTTAAGACTATTCGATACGGACAGCAAGGTGTTAGCGGTGCAGGTAAAAATCCTACTACTGCAAAAGAAAAAGCAAGACGTAAGTCGTTCAAGGCAAGACACGCTAAGAACATTTCAAAAGGAAAGATGTCAGCCGCTTATTGGGCTAATAAATCTAAATGGTGAGGAGAGTAATATGCCACAAGGAAAAGGAACATACGGAAGTAAAGTAGGTCGTCCCCCTAAAAAGAAAGCGGCGACTAAAGCAAAAAAGCCCGTAAAGCGAATTACTCAAGAAGAAGTAGAAGCTCGTATTAGGGACGCAAACAAAAGAGAAAAGAACATGACACCTAGTCCTGCTATGCAAAAGAAAATGGCAGAGCAAATGCGTAACAAGAAAATGGACGCTAAGATGAAGGCTGCTGTTAAGAGAGTGAAAAATGGCAAAGGCAAAAAATAGTCCTAAACCTAAAAACAAAGCACTCTATGCACGAGTAAAAGCAGAAGCTAAACGAAAGTATAAGGTTTGGCCCAGTGCTTATGCTTCTGGATGGTTAACTAAAGAGTACAAGAAACGTGGTGGTACTTATGAGTAAAGCCAAAGGAGGATTAACTAAATGGTTTAAAGAAGACTGGGTAGACGTTAAAACAGGTAAGGAGTGTGGACGTAAGTCTGCTAGTAAAAGTAAACGTCCTTATCCGTCTTGTCGGCCTAAGGCTGTAGCATCTAAGATGACAGCCGCAGAAAAGAAGTCTTCTTCTAAACGCAAGACAGGACCATCTAAAATTAAACACGCAGTCACCGCATCAGGCCGTAGAAGAAAGACTACAAAAAAGGCTTGACAAATGCATAAAAGTGTGGTATAATATAACTATATAATATAATAACAGAGGAAAACATGACTCCCGAGCTTGAAACTTATTTTAATAATTACAACGAACTCTTCAACCATGAAGGTTTCAAACAACTCGTACAAGAGCTTTCCACTAATGCACAACAACTAGCAGATATACAGACAGTTAAAGATCTGGAAGATTTACATTTCCGCAAAGGTCAAGTCTCTGCTTTTGCTACTGTAATAAACCTACAAGGAACTATCGAAGCTGCTCGCGATCAAGCAGAAGCTGAAGATGAAGACCCTGTAAATGTTTAAAGTATACGACTTCCGTTGCACTAACGGACATGTCTTTGAAGAATTTGTAACGTCAGGTACTACAACCAGTAGGTGCGGTTGTGGCGCTAACGCTACAAAAATGGTATCTGCCCCGTCTTTCCACCTTAATGGCTCCGATGGTTCATTCCCCGGAGCACACATTAAATGGACTAGGGAACACGAAAAAGCAGGTAATAAATAATAACTCCATAATGATTATAATCACGGAGATTAGTAATGTCAAGAGCAACATTAGTTGACCCGCAACCCGAAGTGGAAAACGCGGACGATATAAACGAAGAAGCAAATGAGACTCAGTACGAAGAAGAAGTAGCTGAACAACCTCAAGAGCAGTCTACCGTTCCAGAAAAGTACCAAGGTAAATCGCTGGAAGAAGTCGTACAGATGCATCAAGAAGCCGAAAAGCTTTTAGGTCGTCAGTCCGGTGAGGTAGGTGAACTTCGTAAAGTGGTTGATGATTACATTAGTAGTCAAACACCCACTCAAGCACCTCAACAAACTGTTGAGCCTGAAGAGGATATAGATTACTTCACTGATCCACAAGGTGCTGTTAATCGTGCAATTGAGAACCATCCTAAAATTAAAGAAGCAGAACAGTATTCATCGCAGTATAAGCAACAAACTGCATTGGCTACTCTTAGTACTAAACATCCAGATATGCAAGCAATATTAGGAGATCCTAAGTTTGCAGAATGGATTAAGGCTTCAAAAATTAGGACTCAATTATTTGTAGCAGCTGACCAACATTACGATGCTGACTCTGCTGACGAGCTATTTACCCTCTGGAAAGAGCGTAAGGTAGTGACACAGCAAACTGCCGATGTTGAAAAACAGGCTAGGAAGCAAACATTGAAGGCAGCTAGTACAGGTAATGCACGAGGCAGTAACCAAGGGACAAGGAAAAAGATATATCGTCGGGCCGACATTATTAAACTTATGAGAACAGACCCCGACCGTTATACAGCATTAGCCGATGAAATCATGGCAGCTTATGCGGAGGGTCGAGTAAAATAATCTAGGAGATTACAATGGCTACTCAAACTTATCCCGGTACGGTTGGCGGTGGAAGTATCGTCAACAAAACAGCAGCTGCTACTTTTATTCCAGAAATCTGGAGTGACGAAATTATTGCTGCATATCAGAAGAACCTGAAGATGGCTCCTCTGGTTAAGAAGCTCCCAATGACAGGCAAGAAGGGCGATGTGATTCACATTCCTAAGCCTATCCGTGGTGCTGCTTCTGCTAAGGTTGCTGACACTGCTGTCAACATCCAAGCAAACGTAGAAGGCGAATTGCAGATTACTGTTAATCGTCACTTCGAGTACTCACGTTTTATCGAAGACATCGTAGAAGTACAGGCGCTTAACAGCCTCCGTCAGTTCTACACTGAAGATGCTGGTTATCAGTTGGCTCTTAAGGTTGACACTGACCTTATGAATGCCGCTACTGGTTTTGGTAATGGTACTATGGACCTTGCTGCTCCTACTGGTGCTGACTGGGAAAACAGTAACTCATACTTCTTTGATGCCGCCGCAACAGGTGGTACTCCATTAAGTTTGTTTGATGCTGCTGGTGGACACAGTGTAGCTGCTGGTGACGTTTTCAGTGATGCTGGTTTCCGTCAAGCTATCCAGTTGTTGGACGATGCTGATGTACCAATGGACGGACGTTGCATTATTGTCCCTCCAGTAGTACGTAACACCATTATGGGTACTGAGCGGTTCTCGTCTTCTGACTTCGTATCAGGACAGACTGTTAACACTGGTCTTATTGGCAACTTGTATGGCGTAGACGTTTACGTTTCATCTAACTGTCCAACACTTCAGTCCAATGTACGTGGTTGTATCATGATGCAGAAGGACGCCCTTGTACACGCAGAGCAAATGTCTGTACGTTCACAGACACAGTACAAGCAAGAGTACCTCTCAACGCTGTTTACTTCGGACACTCTTTACGGTGTTCAGGTATATCGTCCAGAAGCCGGTCTTGTTCTTGCTGTCTACGATGCGTAAGTAGTTCTGAGGGGAAAGCTGGCAACAGTTAGTACCCTCATTTTATTTCTTTAAAACCTACGACTACTTTACTGAGAGCAATAAGCCATGACTGACTATACAAAGACTACTGACTTTACATCAAAAGATTCCTTACCGTCAGGCGACTCAGGTAAAATCATTCGAGGCGCTGAATTTGGTACAGAGTTTGACAACATTCAAACGGCAGTAAATTCCAAGTCAAACATAAATAACCCCGCATTTACCGGCAACATTACAGTCACAGGTACTGTAGATGGCCGTGACATCGCCGCTGACGGCACCAAACTAGACACCATTGAAACTAGCGCAGACGTTACTGACACAGCTAACGTGACTGCTGCTGGCGCTGTAATGGACAGTGAGTTAACTAACATCGCTGCTGTTAAGGCGTTAAACCAAGGTGTCGCTACTATTGATAGTCCTACATTTGCCGCTGTTACTTCTACAGGTAATGTTACTGTAGGCGGTACTGTAGACGGTCGAGATGTTGCCGCTGACGGTACTAAG